CAAAGAAGTACTTCGAACCTCACTATATTTTATATAGGTCAGGTATCTAATACTGATCGCACAACTCGATCTTTATTGGCTACCCCTGATAAGCTCAGGTCGCTGAATTGTGAAGGGCCAATAGAACTACTGGTCCTACTGCATACAGTTTCGTTATTAAACGAACTTAAACAGGAGGAAGTTCTAAGTACGGTCGTCCTAAAGTTCGAATCATTCGAGCTTTAGCTCTAGCACCTTTATACGCGTCTTTCACTTCTTTAACAGAGTGATCCGCCCAATCTAAATTAACTTTAGATAAAGGCGAGCGCGATAACGGTGATTGAGAGTAGACGAAATAACGTAATCCGCCACCAGTCCCATGGATAGAATATTCTATTCTTTTCCCTAGGAGAGGTGTGGTATCAACTTTATAGGAATCACGAATGTTTCCTGCAAAGCCACCACCACCTTGGTTCCCCAAGTGGGCACCTTGACGATCCGTAGGTAAAGACTGAGATATCTCTTGTCGATACATTCTACGATACTTGATTATGTCAGGGATCTCGATTAAGAGACCCCAGAACGATATAATCCAAGATTCTAATGTCGAAATTCCGATTCCGGAATCATTCACAAAGGCTTTAAAACCTTTGGCCCACGACAGTGGGGACACGTTCTCTCTTATATGGAGACGAAAATAGCCTGCGTCTAATAACCGGAATATTAATAAATCCGGTGCATAGGCATGGGCTCGCCCTTGAAACCAACTTTGCACATCTCTGATACGAGATCGTGCCAAAGAAAGAATCAAGTGTGCGGTATTTTCATCTTGATAAACAGAGTTAACACCAATCAACTCCACTAAAGCTCCGATTAAGGCTTTTGGTAAAGACAGAATCGTTCTGTTTGGGTCATAATTGACACCAAAATGCTCTATAAGGAATTTTATGGAGAAACTAACTGGAAGCAACATGACGTCACGGGCTAACCCTCTAATGAAATTAGGGAGAAGAACAGCATGACGGTAGGCCAGAAATGCATCTCGAGGAGGTATAGCAGAGAAGATTTCTCCGTTATACCAAATTCGTTTAGCAAATTCCATAACCCCGGATTCAGATATAAGAGATTTGGATAGGTTAATACCTACTCCAAAAGTCTCCATTACATCTAAATACGATATTGCAACCTGTTTATTCGCAATAACCAAATCATCTCCTAAGATTATATAATCTTGGAAATTCTGAAGACCAATCTTGTTGGCCGCAAAATTTACAATGAAGTGGTGTACGAATGCTAGACTAGCCCAAGAGCTAAGAGCTCCCATAGGCTGACCAGCACCATATAATAAGAATTCTGAATGACGGGAACCGTCCTTCATGCGCGTAGTGTACTCGTATGTACGATCCACTAAGGCACTCTCCCAAGCAAAGTACAGCTCTGATCCCCAAATAGGGATAAGGGCTGCTCGATATATTTCCATAGGAATTCTATCGGTTGCTGCAGAGATATCCAATGAATACATCGGTTTTCCGACATATTTTTTGGAGAAAGCCATGGCTTTCCCTAACTGATCTTTAGTCCCATCAAATTCAAACTGTTCAAGTAATTGAAACAGTTGAAGATGAAGGGGTCTTAAGGTCCATTGGGTTAAAGGATCAACCATCGCGAAAACACGAATTTTACCGGCGGCTTCGAGCTTCTCGGCTAATCTGCCGAGGGATTCTCGTTGCCACCCAATGTACAATTTGTCTACTATTCTAGGTTTTGGTTTATCAAGACCAATACCAGAAGTAGACCGTACTTTGGTTAACCAAGGATGGATATGTTGGTATGTTTTCATAATCCGATTGAAAAGGAAGAAAAGCCCGAAAAGGGTATAACTTCCCGTTTTCAGGTTGATGATTTGCAACTGAGTGAATATATTACGATTCGCATCGTTAAGGGTAAAAGCCCGAAAAGATGTTGGAATTGCTAAGAATGCATTCAGTCCTGATGGGGTTTTGGTAGCAGCAAAGAATGGCCAGGCCTTCTTAATCGAAGGTATCTGAGTCCCATTCATCCACTGTTTTCCATAGTCCAACATTTCATCATACATTGTTGACAGTTTAAGCGTAATAGGCCCTTCTTTAAACTTAGAAGGATCTGTTATTGTATTCAACTTCAACTTTCCTGGAACTTCAAAGATACGGTACCATGATAGGATAAACAGAGTAAACTGAATACCTATTTTATCTCCTTTAATAAACCTCATATAAAAAGGTTTAATAATGGTTGGTAATCCAAATTTGGATATACTAACAAAGGTCTGACCTTCACAGGTTTTAATAGGTTTACCAGCCATCCAATGGTAGGTAATCCTAACAGATTCTTTAAGATAAGATACTGTAAAAGTAAGTCCGTTATTCCGAATAAGCCCAAATATCGACCGAACTAAAACGTTCGCATCTGATGTAAGATTTTTTCGTTGTAATAAACGTGCAAGCCAGCCAGAAAACTGGTGCAATTCTTTTTGGTCTGTATGCCCAAGAGTTACTTTACTTGGTCCGGTTTGGTATCAGTACCTTTACCGACTTTGTCATTACTAGTAACGGGCCCTTGATCTCCATTAGGAGCTCGATGAGGATTTGATAAAGGATCCGATTTAGGATTCGCTATTACTTCCAGTTGAATATCATTACTGATACACTGTTTTCTTAGTGATCGGTACTCGGTTGGAGTTAAATACTCTAAGAGTGTGGAATCGCAAGGATCCAAAACTACATAAAGTTTTCCCTCTGCTTTACCCCAATCGATATTTCGATAGGCTTCCCAATTACTTTTATAATTACGAAGTTGTATAGCAACAAATTGATCGGGTCTTGTGAATAGTCTTTTACTAATTAAAGCATTAGTGGTGCTATTTGAAAAAATGTGCATCATTGTGTTTTTTATTATTAAACTGACGAATCACAAGTACTTTCAAAAGGTTCCTTATTAATTCAGACTAGGAAAAAGAGTCATTCTCTACTTTGACTATTATTGTTAATAATAGTTCCTGGTATAGACCACTTCTTGCCTTCTACTAATGTTAATTACTTACTTGTAGGTATCTAGTTCTCTAGATTAACCGGGTTATCGGGAATCCCCGTGATCTCGTTTATCTAAACGGATGCACTATAGGTTAAGAGTTAGTTAGGTTACCGTGTACGGAATTCCGGCTGGTAACGGAGGCTCTCTATTACAATTGGGTAAGGAGATTTCGTTTTGTGCAAGGTTAGATTATACATCAACCTTAGTATCTGAACGTCAACAAAGAAGATGACCCCGATGATGGTTCCAACAGGATTGCCGTATCTATCTTTTTGTAAGGTCCTCTTCTGCATTATTTCTAATGCTAGTAGAATTACTCTACATTTGTAGGGATTAATTTAACCTCCATGCAACTACTTCAATTGAAGTTGCTTGTAATGTCAGGGACGTCTTTAGGACGTACTAGTAAAAGAAGGAATCTCTCAACTCTCTCGCGAGAGAGAAAGATTTTCATCAGAAAGGACCGGAGCACTTATACTTTGGTCCGATGGAAAAAGTTACTGCAATATACAATTAAGTTGTTGCATATAAGTGGATACCTCCATCCTTTGATGAAGTTAGACCCTTATACGAATGGTCCCAATTGGAAAATTTTGGGATTTCGAGGGCATTTCTGCGGCCATACCGATCATGAGGTTCTTACTCGAATTCTCACTAGATATGCCTGTGCCGGAATGGACGTGTTTAACGCGTCGGGGATCCAGCTTAGTGAGGAGGGCGATTAAGCC